CGCAACATGGACACACGTTGCACACTGCCACAGCGGTGAAACACACCATTTCAGCACCACTAAGAGCGACAAACTTGCTCTCTTCAATAACACTGCGCGTGCTGCTAATGAGTCTTGCATTATCTTCACTACCTATCACAGTTTGCGCCGTGTTGTTGATAGTGGTATCGACGTTGATGCCATTTATTTTGATGAAGCGCACAACGCTTGCACTAAGCATTTCTTTGTAAGTGTTGCTGCTATGTCTCTCTCTACTCCTCAAAAGTATTTCTTCACTGCAACACCTCGCATCTCTAATCGTCACGACCGTGGCATGAATAACCGTGAGATCTTTGGTCCTGTGATTGAGAATGTCCCTGCACCTGAGTTGATTCAAGGCGGTCACATTCTTCCTCCTACGATTGTCCCTTTCGAGACAGATCACACGGTTGATAAGAAGAATCCTCACCTCGTGCATAGTAACACTGTAGAGGACATTATTGACAACCTTGATGAGACTGCCGCCGCTAAGGTGCTTGTGGCAGTCCCCAGCAGTCGTGTGCTTGGTAACATCCTCGGTCACACAGATTTGCTCCATCAACTCTCTGAGCGTGGATATGATGTGCTTCACGTCACATCTAAGTTTGGTGCATATGTCAACAAGACTAAAGTCTCTCGTGAAGTATTCTTCGAGACGTTGACAGCATGGGGCAAAGAAGAGGGACGCAAGTTTGTACTCTTCCATTATTCTATTTTGTCTGAAGGTATCAACGTTCCTGGTCTCACTCACTGCATTTTGCTCCGCAATCTTAACGTAGTTGAGATGGCACAAACTATCGGCAGAGTTATCCGTCTCGATCGTGATGACGCTGCACGATTGCAGTCTGGTGAGTTGCAACCTCAGCAGTGGGGTTTCTACAACAAACCCACAGGTTTTGTGACTGTGCCCGTGCATCGTAATTATGGTGCCGCTGTTATTAAGCGTCTCCAGCGTATCACCGATGAGATTTTTGTCAAAGGTGTCCCCGCCACTGCACTTGTGTAACCAATTAGATAACTGGCACACACAAACTATGCACCGCCCCTCTGTGCTTTATAATAAAGACATCGAGGGGCACACAACGACCGCCCCCACAACACAACTCTCAAACCATGCGTAAGATCGAAACTCAAATGAATGCCGCTATCGCTAACAGCAGCAACTGGCAATCTGGCAACACTTCAGTGCATTTCAATGAGCATGAAAATCTCTCCATCGTTCGTCTTCACGGCAACAAGATCGCTGAGATCGGTGAAGACTTCCTTCGCATCTTTGATGGCGGTTGGCAGACTGTAACCACTAAATCTCGCCTTAACGCTATCATCGACCGCTTCTGCAATGCTGCCACTGATGGTGTATTTCAGAAAAACTATCAGTGGTTTGTTACTGATAACGGTCAAACCTTCGATTTCGTTAACGGTTACACTTTCGCAGAATAATGAGCACATTACACCATGAATCAATACTAGAGAGCATTTTTGAAGATGTGCTCTCTGAGTATTATCATCAACTCAATGCTGGTGATATTACACAAACTGAATTAGAAACAATCGCACAACAACGTTTTAACGATCTTCTTCAATGAAACACATCATTCCCCCTTATCTCAAAGATTCTGTTACTGATCGCCTCAACCGACGTGTATCTAAACGCAGACAATCTAGACGAGTCAGACCAACTAAATCACCTCAATTCCTCTCCACTATTAAACAACTAAATATCACCGATTGATTCCCACACAATGACACAAACCCCATCCCTATCTGACTCACTTAATGAGGTTGTAACTCAGGAAACTTACGGTCTGTTTCCTATCCCTATCACTCGTTATTCTGCTCCTAATCATGATGACATCAAAGCACAAATCCTCAACTGGATGTCACAACATGATATAGTAAAGGATCACAAACGAAACGCAATCTGCCACAATGTAATACAAGTTGGTGATAATAATCAACTCATTCAAGATTGCCCCGATCTCGCACAACTTATCATCAACGCCGTCACACTACATAACAACAACTCTCTCAAGTATAATGCACAATTTGGGTTTTCAGATTCCTATCTTGAAATTGCAAACAAAGACGCAATCTATGCTCCTCATGAGCATTCTAATTGCCTCTACTCTGTCACCTATCTTGTTAACTACGATGACAAACAACACGCTTATATGAAGTGGAGACGAAACGTTGCTTCTCACTTTTATCCTGTTATTCAACTAGACACAACAGAACTTTCCCCTTACAATATGACTGAAGCAACATTCAAACAGAGTGAAGGCGATGTGTTAGTTTATCCATCCAATATCACTCACGGGTATGATAGTAACCCAAGCGATCAACGTATCACTTTCACTGCTAACATCGTCCCAACTTGATAACACTTTTCCACACGTTTTCCACAGTTTCCGCGTATTCTGTGGATAATTAAAATAGGTAAATAAATATACTTCCGAGAATTATATCTACGGAGTTATTGTTACCTTAGACCGTAGCACAGCGACATTTTTTTGTCAACATACCCAGGACCACTACACAAACCCACACAGACCACTTGACAATCATGCCAGTCAATCCTATATTGACTGAGTAGTTAACCAAGGACACTTTTGATCTGCTGACTAATGGGAAGGACCTACAAACGCAACGACCTGCACAACTCACGACGACCCAAATCTATCAGAGAAAAGCGACAGTTTTCAAAGACAAATCGACAAGTGCCCGATGAGTTTTCCACAGATGAATCAAGTGGAAAGTATCAACGAAAGAATGTCGATTTTGACCAACAACGCCCAGAGGATTACAACGCATGAATGACATTGACACCGATTGGATTGATGACATGCTCGCGGAGGATTCTCCCGAGTATGATGATCTAACTGAAGAAAACCTCTCAGACAACTACAACGGAGAATTTCAATGAAAAGTATCACTCTTGACACATCTCCCCCAGTTATGGTAAAATTGTGGGAGAAGAGTAAGCGTTACTATTGGCGCTATGATTACGACGGTTGTCCTAAGAATGGTCCCTTCAAATCACAGCAGCAAGCAATCACCGACGCACGCACATTCTCTGCACAACTATGACATCCTACGGAGCAAAGATTGCCTCTATTCCTAACAGTCTAGAGGCGCTCCTCGATCTATACGACGAGGGGCAATTACCACCCGATGAGCAAGTACAACTAGCACAGCAGTTGATTGACTTGGACCTCGACGATTACCTCACACAGTATCAACAATTCTGTGACTATTGCATTGCTGAGGGTATGTGCTATGATGTAGAGGTAGGTGACACTGAGGACAGTTAATTCTTGCGTCGTTTGTGTTACCGCGAAGCGGGTATATAAAAAAGGTATACTTCCCTAACCTACAAAAGTATCACAGCGACCTCGCAATATTATTCAAATGAAACTTCGGGTCCCCCCTACACAAAAAAATTCCCAGTATAATTTTACTGTCAAAACCCCTCTCAGGGAGCAGGTGAGTTATATCTACGAATCCCTCTCAGAGACCGCTAGGATCGCCTACAAGGCGCTTCTCGCCAAACTTACAAGCAAGTCTACCAAATCATGAGTATTGACCGTAAGCAGCGAATGATTGATCTTCGCGAGCAATACAAAGACCTGATAGGTCTCCCCTGGACAGGACGACGTATCTACGGATGCTACGAGATTATTCGTAAGTATTACAAGCACATGTATGATGACGATCTCCCAGACTTCAATGCACGGGGAATTATCACCTTCACTGACGAAGCAATCGAAGAGGGTGGTGCAGAGAAACTGTGGGAGAGTGAATGGGGAGAAGTAACAGATTGGTCTACACTACAGGTAGATGATGTTATTCTCTTCAGATTGTATGTGAATCCACTAGGAGGATCATACTCAGCACCACGGGGCGCAGCACCTAATCACGGAGGGATTTACCTAGGTGATGGATTTATGTTGCACCATCCTTACAATGCCACCAGTCAGATTGCAGACCTTGAAAAAGAAGGCAACCGAATTTGGAATACAAGTTGTATCGGTGCAATTCGCAAGAAGTCTACATAGCATTGTAGAATAAATTTGCGTATGTCAAAACGCTATGTCCTAGAAGTCGAGGTAGATGAGCATGGAGAATGTTTTGTCACACTCCCCGACGAATTGCTTGAAGAAGCACAGTGGGACGTGGGTGATGTCTTAGAGTACTCTGAGGACATCGACGGATCTATTATCCTGAAGAAAGTAGTAACCTAAAAAATCCGCGAAAAACCGCGTCCCAAATTATGAATGAAACTCCGAAGTTTGAAACCCTGGAAGAATATACCAACTGGGGGTTTGAGCAACTGTCCCAAGCATTAGTGCAACTGACTAATCGCGTGACTGCCCTAGAGCAAGCATTACAAAAGTTTCCGCCCCCTGGTGCGGATATGATCAAATATAAGATTCCTGGTCACCAAGACTACTCTAATCTTCCTGGATTGTTTGACGATCTATATACCCGTCTAAATAATTTGGAAGAGAAATGATTTGTAATGCCTGCATATCTCCTAGAGACTGCTCGGAGTTTTCCTAACCCGATCAACGGGGAAGAGTATAATACAACCTGGAAAAGACCCTCCAGCGGTGACTATGAGAGTCATTCTTCTGGTAATGGACTTGGCACGGGCACAGACTATTTTATTACCTTTGAGGGTAGCGGACCTGGATCCTTCCCTCTGGGTAAAGATGCTGTACACTATATCGGTGATCAAGAATCGACTTGTATAGCAAACTGCGGATACACCCGCGCACCTGTATTCAGATGGTATCGTGGTGCAAAGCGTGATCACAAGTATTCAAGGACTCCTCAGTTAACTGAGAAGGATACAGGATGTGAGAATGAATCCTGGAAGAAGATTAACAGTGGATATAATGCTGAGCCTAGAAGAGGCACCCCATACTTCTATTGTCTAGACCGTGAGAGAGAAGGTAGTGTGCCACTTGTTATGTGGTATTCCTATTGGCCTGACAATACCGTCCTAGTTGCTGGCACTGGCAATCCCCCTGGTTACAATACTGGATGTGGTAAGGGAAAGTATTATAAGTCATATACTCTAGGTTACATCTACACTAACCTGTCTGATGCACAAGAGTATGGATCTGATGCTGTGCCTCTGTATCACTACCGCTATGGTAGTCAGAGTGCTAGTAAGGGTAAAAATATTGACGACTTCTATACAATCAACCCTGCTGGTGAGATCAATCTAGAGGACAATCCTATTCCTTGTAGGAAACCCTTGGATAGGGAATATCAGTATCAGGGTATCATTGGGTATGTCTACCCTGCAGACGCTCCTAACAGTCCTAAGGAGACCATTATAGACGTTGGTAAGATTGGTCCTACTGGTCAGTGTATTGATAAGACTGGTTGGTATGCATTCCCTGAGGATGACGAGGATACCTTTAGTCGTCGTAACTACTACAGAAACTCTGGCACCCCTGGTGTTGTTGGTTTCGGTAACCCAGAGAATGTAGAGAAGACAAGTGAGAATGCAAACTTTGAGTGGTTGTATGGACTCAACGGAGCGATCAAAGGTGCTGTGCCTCGCTTCCTAGGGTTTGAGGATTCGTATGACTCACAGTTTTACTACTACTTGTATGACACCTCATACCCTTGGAATGGTCCTCTCTTCGGTATTCAGTATGCATTGAATGACATTCCCTGTTGTCCCAATGCTGATGACGATGAGGGTAACCCTGTTTGTCTACCTAACGAGCATTTCTACTCACACTTCTACAAGATTCGTGAGGATTCTTGGGAGACTACTAAGACTAGGATGGTCTTGACTGATGAATCTACGGATGCAGTTAACGAATCCTTTGAAACTATTGACACAGATAGTCCTAGAATCCTTTTCCGTTACCTAACAAGGGATGGTGACTTTAATAGAGGTGAAGAAATCAATGGTTGGAATATCGTTTCCGTCTTTTATTACGGTGATCAGCTCAAATGTGGACTGATGGAGCTAGAAGGTGATGGAAATGACTTCTCATATCTGCAACAATTCACTTCTACAGACGGTGGCACAGTAGAAATCCTTGCTGGATACGGCATTGCGGACAAATGTGCGTTTGCTGGTGTGTATGAATTCCCTAAAAGGGTGTCATATTATAAGGTTGAGCTCTCTCCAAAGGCACTTATCCCCAATCGTACTCTTGATGAGGCGAAACTTGAGGCAATTATCAACAACAAAGGCGGTATTCAAGAGGTTGAGATCGTCAATAGCGGACGTGGTTACTCCAAAAACGCAAAGATAACCGCAATTACGCCAAAAGTTATGAAGAATTTCTCTCCTACAGACACTACGGAGCACCTTGAGGACTTAATTAAGAAGGATTCGGACTCTGAATCCGCGCTTGGATTCACAGCATCTGAGTTGAATAACGATGATCCCATCAGAGCCGTGCAAATTGCGGCAGGATCTGCTCAAGGAAACATCGAATTCCCCATTGATCACGACAATATCGCTACTAAACTCAAAGCTGCGACACTAGAGATCGCTGCATTCGATGAGATTGGCGGCATTAAGGCAATTAGAGTGATCGATCCTGGTAGTGGATACGATGCTGACGAGCCACCTGACGTGTTTATTAGTGATCCTGAGTATATTGAGTATGAAAGTCCCGACATTGGGGACATTGCTGCGCTTGGTCAAGGCATTTCTGATCAATTTGAGAATATCAACGACAGTCTTCCTGTTGGTGAAGAGCAAGATCCTAGCACTTGGATCAACACTAACACTGGAAATGACTTCAGAGGCGCACCTACGAAGTTTCAAAACCTTGGTACTACGGGAATTGGGGCAGCAACGTCTCCTAATCAGGTAGCAAACACGGGTTTTACTATCATGAGCACCCCTATTGCCTCTGCTGCACCTGATTCTTACATCAGGATGGCGGAGATTGACGATGAGAATGAGACAAAACTGTGTTTTGACCTCCCTCCTAACTGTTTAGAGGTCAATGGTCGCGGCAATGTGCTCGATGCTATCCCCAAAAAGGACTTTTTTGAAGTTATTAGTGGCACGAGTGACGCAATTCGCGGTTTTGAGTCGCAAGTTATGCCTCAGGTCTATAAACAGGTCATGGAATTGGAGGAATATCAAGAGCAAACGTCGCATGTTTACGGTCCTTTCAACAAAAACCGTTGTCTGACCATGGGTCAACCCAAGATTTACAACATCAGACGTTGGTTTGACATGCCATGTGCGTATGTTAGCACCGTAGAGAGAGGATCTGCCACTCTTGACATGATTGAGAAGGGTAGAAACCTCACAGATGAGCGTGCTTTCGGGTGGTTGCCTTACAAATACTGCGCTTCTAAGATTCAAGAGGCAGAATTTAACGTTTCCTTCATGATTGAAGGCAAAGTTACGGGATCTCAGGGTCCAGCTTTCATGGAATTCATGGAAGATTTCAAAAAACCCAAGGTAACACCGCGTAGAAAGGTGTCTGGTGGTTACAAAACGTGGAAATGCAACAACGGAGACGTTGATGGGCGCTGTTATCGCGATCCTAACGACCCAAATGACATTATTTTCGTCCCAGTGGGTCTAGATGAGAATACTTTTGACTATAACCGCCTAGGTTTTAGTGAGTATGAGCAATTCCAGCTCTGGTTGGGCGACAATTTGACTGGTGGAGCACTCACAAGTGGCGCAACAGTGGGTTGGTCATGGGATGAGTCGAGCTCAAGCACAGATCCTGAGACTGGAGAGACCACAACAACCACTACATCGTATTCTGGCAACGGCACATACACTGCATTTGGTGTGGATTGCAATCCTAACCCCGCTTCTACCAATGTGCCTAACCATGAATGCTGGGATACCTATGTAAGGAAGACAGGAGCGCCCTCAGACGCCCCTCTAGACGTTTACTGTGGATATGATAACCAAGGTAACCCTATCCCTGGAAACCGCTTCTGGGAGATCACAGGACCAGGCGTAGGCACCGTACAGAATAGTCCTACAGGACCAGTCAATCCATTCTGTGCAACCTGCACACCTTCGGCAACAAGTTACTATGCTTGGATCTTTGGTGGACCTCCTGCCTGTGGTCTGGAGCAAGTCAATGATGCATCTATTGCTATTGACCCATCTAGGATGTATACCAACTCAGATGGTGACAAAGTATTCAAGATGGGATCTTACAGTGGCACAATGCGTGTAAGGAATTGGTTGACTGGTGGTGTCCAAGCACTAAGTAATGCAATTAAGAATTTCGGTAACCCATACTTCTCCGAGTGTGATGTTGCCAGACCTGATGAAGCAGGTACACGAATTAACCAAGAGTTTGAATAATGGCATACGGATTTCTAAAACCAGTTGCATCACTGAATGGTCTGCCCTGCTCAGGTCATGGTCTTTGCTTACCATCCACTGTCCACTCAGTGCAGGCGTGTGGCACCCCTCCAGTGCCCTACAGCATTGTTATTAAGAATTTTACATGTTGGTGGCCACCCTTCCCCCTAATTCCACTTTCAGCAATTAACCCAATCAGAGCAACTGTGCTAGTGCAGTTTATTCCTATCATGATTGGTGGTGATGTGTTTACTCCACACATTGCAGTTTGCACAAACATTGTGATTTACATCTGCCCCTGCGGTAAGAGTGTATGTCCTATCCCCACACCTATCCCATGCAGCACATTGACTATTGAGGATGGCGGTGGTGTTGGACATACCAGAGTCCTCTTCCCTACTACACTGACTGTGTTTGCATTCAAGATCCCTATTGCAAGGATCCTAGATCCGCTGGGTGTCGGTTTCCCAGGATTCTCATATCCATGCTCTTCAGTGGTTGCATTTGGGCACCCAACTGTGTTAGCATCCTAAGGTAGTTTGATAGAGGCAAATGCCCGCTAAAGCAAAAACTGGACTCGTTAAGGACGGTTGGGTCCCTTCTCCCGCCAAAGTGACTCGACAGGGATCCAGCAAGAATACTAAATATTCGGCAACTTCTCGTAATAGCAAAGGTAAGCGTTACCGTGGGCAGGGTCGATGAGACCAGAAACCAGAGAAGCAATGGAAATGCTTTGGTCTGCTAAGTGGAATCTTCCTAAAGCAGCAAAGCACTGTGGTCTATCATTGAAAGAAATGAAGATTACATTCAACGAGTATTGTAACTTCCATCCCCCAACATACGAAGTAGAATGAGTCAATTAGTCGTCAACTTGCCATCACAAAAAGTGTGGGTCCGTAAAGAGTATCTTAGGGACCATGTTGATGGGCATGGCGAATTTGTAGAGGGCGTCTGGGTATCGGCAAAGTCGATCCCTGGACGTGCTTTTTACTTTGAGACATACTTGCCTGAGTATGCTGCAATGTTTGACAAATTGCCCATCAGTGCATTTGTGAGTCGCCCTGAAACTCCAGACACAGACATGGATCTGCCCAATCTGCAATTTTGGAATTGTATGGATTATGGCGTCCGTTGCATTGAAAAACAATTTATTGGCACTATGGATATTCAGTGCCGCACTCGTAATTATGGAAATGTTGCTGGTGAGTATCTTTTTACACTAGACAATTTCCATGCTGACGTTGACATGATCGATACAAACGTCAGTGAGACACCAGAGGAGCACAAGTCGCATAACTGCATTCTCCTAGAGAATGGTCAGTTTGCATTGTATCCTAATAATAGGATGAGAATCTATGACTTATCCATTACACCTAACGAGCCTAAGACACCAGACTTCAAAGTATCAACCAAATACTATCAAGTCGAAAATGGTATCAGGTGGGGTAGGTTAGGTGATACAGATGATTACCATTGGAAAACACCTGAGGAGGAATCTCAAGAATGACTATAAATAAAAATACCGTGTGGAGGAAGTATCGTGGCTAACAGTCCTGTGCCTGATCAGAGTGATGATTTTATCAAGTCGGGTATGGTGCTAATAACCGACCCACGGAGTGATAAATATCTTCATAAGGTGAATCGTAATGTCCATCCACCTGAGAGACAAAAGAAAAAAGAGGGTTAAATGCCTGCTTACAGATTTAGATCAGACCAGTACGTCAGTAGAGGATTCAAGGATTTAGCAATTTCCTTTAATGCAAATCCATCTACTGACGATTTTGGTGCTGTCAAGAATGAGAGAGCAATCACTCAATCTGTAAGAAATCTAATCCTAACTATCTTTGGTGAAAGACCTTTTCAGCCCAACATTGGAAGTCGGGTGAAGGGTCTTCTTTTTGAGCCATGGGATCCATTCTCTAAAGATGCGATCAAGACAGAGATCAGAGATTGTCTGAAACGCCTTGAGCCAAGAATCACTGTTGAAGATGTTCGCATCAGAGACAACAGCGACCTTAACGAAATTCAAGTTGAGCTCGAATACAAGATTACTGGAGAGCAAGAAACCTACGAAGTAACATTCCTCTTAGAGAAGACCTGAAATGGCTGCCATTCCTTCACAACTAACATCTTTAGACTTCTTTGAGATTAAGGAGTCCATTAAATCCTACCTCAGAACGCGTAAAGAGTTTACTGACTACGATTTTGAGGGTAGTGCTGCGTCATATCTAATCGATATCCTCGCTTATAATACATACTATACCGCATTCAACGCAAACATGGCGCTGAATGAGGCATTCCTGGAGACTGCTACGGTCAGGGACAACGTTGTCCGCATCGCAAAACAGCTAAATTACACTCCTAGGTCAATTAAAGCGCCTAGAGCGTGTGTAACTATCCGTGTCCAGACACAAACTTCTTTGAATGGCACAACATATCCCGAATTCTGCACTCTGAGAGCAGGAGATGTGTTTATTGCCCGCAACTTTAATGACACTTACACCTTCTGTGTGACTCGTGACCTGCAAACTACCGTAGATTCAGCTACTGGTATTGCGGTATTTGATCCTGTGATGGTTTACCAGGGCAATTTGCTCACATTCAACTACACTGTTGATTATACGAAGAAGCAAGACTACGTTATCCCCACGGAAAACGTAGACACTGAGTTGGTTTACGTTGATATCTCTCCTAACGCACAGTCGCAAGAGATTGATACCTACAATCTTGCAAAAAACGTGACTACTCTCAACAGCACGTCGCGTGTTTACTTCCTTGAGGAGACTGATGACCTTAGATACCGCCTGGTCTTTGGTGATGGCGTCCTTGGACGTAAATTGATCGATGGTGAATACATTAGATTGTCGTATGTGACCACTTTTGGTGAAGAAGCAAACGGTTGTAAGGATTTTGCCTTCGTCGGCACTATTAGAGACAGTGATGGACGCGCTATTGCGCCAGCAAATATTGAAATTGTCACTAGAGAGTCTGCTGCAGACGGTGAGCAGCGTGAAAGTGCGCTATCAGTTAAGTTTAGAGCGCCAAGATCCTTCTCCACCCAAAACAGAGCGGTGACTGAAGGTGATTATGAGCATATTGTCTCAGAGATCTATCCTCAAGCAGCATCTGTGACTGCATATGGTGGTGAAAAGTTGAATCCACCAATTTATGGCAAAGTTTACGTTGCCATTCGTCCCAAAACAGGAAATAAACTGAATGAGACGACAAAAGCAAGAATTAAAAACGATCTAAACCGTTATAAGGTTGCATCTATCGAAGTTGTGATCATTGATCCTACTATCTTCTACGTTATTCCCAAATCTTACGTTTACTACGACGGAAACGAGACTAATAAGAGTGGTGCTCAACTCGGAAGTGACGTTTTGCGTAATATTGACCAATTTAACAAGAATGGTCAAAACAATCGCTTTGGCGGTCGTATCGATACGTCCAAATATAACTCAATGCTCGATAATAGCGATCCTGCTATTTCTGGTAGCGTTACTCAGATGACTATTGGTCAAAATCTTGATCAATTTGAATTTGGAAGCGTATTTACACAATGTCTTGACTTTGGAAACCCACTTTATGATCCTGGCAACTATGCTGGTAAACCTGATGGTGGAAATACCTGTAGCACGGACTCAGATTGCCCAGAAGGTCAAATTTGTAGAGATGGTAAGTGTGTAGACGAGGGAGATAGCGGTACTTGTGCTCCTTCCTTCTCTGTGGTCAAATCTGGCACATTTTATGCAACAGGATACAGCGAAGATCTTGTTAATTTGACTTTAGCGGGCACTGGCACAAATGCAGTCAGTCCTGTCGTCGCTACTAACTCGATTACTGGCGATAACCAAGTATTGGTGCCTGTTAACATCAGAGATGATGGAAAAGGCAACTTGATTCTCGTTACCAAGAGAGACGAGGTTGAGGTTGTGTTAAATAATGCTGTTGGTAGCGTTGACTACGGTAGCGGACAAGTTTGCGTTGGTCCTATTGCGATTCAAGGCACTCCTGACGATACTACTCGTCTTCCTATTCAAGTATTGCCTTATGGTGGATCTATTAACATTCCCCCTGGCGTTGATCCTACATTATTCGATGTTAATGTCTTCCCAATCGATTGGAAGACTAACGACATCTCAATCCCCAACTTCGATCCCAACAACTTTAGTGGGTTTAACTACGGTGACCCAAGCGGGATAAATATCATTGATTATCCCATGGATACTTTCACATATCCAGTAGATACCTCCTGTTTCTGAGATAGATGCCTACTAAAAATATCAACATTTCGGATAGAGTTGAAAATCAACTCCCAGAGTTTATCAGGGAGGAAGACAGACAATTTGTTGACTTTCTCTTCCAATATTACAAGTCTCAAGAAAAGACAGGTCGTCCTTACGACATTCTGAATAATCTTCTGACTTATTTGGATCTTGACAGTTATACGTCTGACGAATTGTCAAGAGATACGCTTCTGCTGAATGATATTGGTCTGTACGACAGTACTATCAGAATTGAATCGATTGATGGTTTCAAAGAGACCGATGGATCGATTATGATCGATAATGAGGTCATTTACTACGAGTCTGTAACTCGTGGTCCTGATGCCATCATTACTCCAGGTGTTTCTCCTGATCAATTTGATAAAAAGAAACAACAACTGGAAAATCCCTTCAATTTGTTTGATGGGACAAGAAATACCTTTCCTCTCAACTTCCTAGGCACCCCTGTCCGTCCCACTTCGGCAGAGCACCTTGTCGTTATCACATATAACGATATGCTCGTCCCTGGCGTTGATTATTTTGTTGAAGGCGATGAAATTCGCTTTCAAGTTGCTCCTCGTGCTAGATCTGGTGCTGACGACTCTCAGTTTACTCAAATTACATATCTGGTTGGGTATGCCGATCAAACGATCGTCACAACTGATGCTGTCCCATACCAAGAGTATCAAGGTAAGAAAGAATATCCCCTTAGAGTAAATACTCAACCATATACGCCAACTTCGGCAATCGGTCTGATTATTAAAAAGAATAATCGCCAATTAGAGGCATATACCGATTATACCGTTTTTGAGAATCAAGTAATCTTCAGATTCCCTCTGGGTGCTGCAGATGATATTCATATTCGCTCTGTTGAGTATATTGCACCTTCTTATGGATCTGGAGCATCTGCAGTTGTCTCTGTTGATGCAAATGGTCAAGTTGACCGCCTAATTCCTAAAACTGGTGGTAGTGGTTATAGATTAGACTTTGAGCCTAAAGTTTCAATCCAACATAACGATGGTGTTGGTGCAACTGCCAAAACTTTGGTTAGTGGTATCAAAGATATCAATCTAATTGATGGTGGACAGGGTTATACGTCATACAACCCTCCAATCGCCATTGTAGGCGCTCCTGCAGGTGGCACACTGGCAAAAGTCGCTCTGACTGTAGATGACGAATCTGGTCAGGTCGATAGTCTGACTATTATGAATTCTGGTAGTGGATATGACTTTATCCCTGCTATTTCCTTTGTCAATCCTGGTGGTTGTAAAATTGGACAACCTACTATCGATAGTGAAGGTCGTGTAAACATTGATAGTATTGTTGTCGAAGAGCAAGGTCTCAACTACAGCAATCCTCCTATTGTTTATCTGGATGAAGCACCTGAAGGTGGTATCAATGCCCAGGCAATTTCCAGAATCAACCAAGACGGTCAAGTTTACGAGATCGTTATTACAAACAGAGGTAGAGGGTATGTAACCCCACCTAGAGCAAGAATTATTCAACCTATCGGTGCTCAGGTGCTTGACGTTACTGTTGCGTCTGGTGCTGTTACTAACATTGAGATGTTGACAGGTGGTAGAGGTTATACCGACGCTCCTTCTGTCTACATCGTTGACGATAGAAAAGATCCCTATGGTGTGCCTATTGGTGGCACAGGTGCAACTGCTGCCGCAACTATCTTCAACGGCGAGATTACTGATATTAACATCACTAATTTTGGTGAGGGATATTCTGAAACAGAACCTCCTAAGATTTACATTGCTGAGCCTAAAGCAGCAAGAGCATCTGTTGCTGTTGGTTTCAATGAGCTGACTGGTTACGAAATTATCGAAGCAGGTAGTGGTTACTCACCTTCGGCATTCCTTGGATGTAGTCGTGGTGTGTCTGGTGCTGTTGGATATGACAACCTCCATAACGAGATCTATGCAGGTGAAGCAGCACTGCGTCAATCTACTCACCCTGAAGCATCTACAGTTATTAACCTAGACTCTCTGTTTATTAGAGAGGTCTTTGATAAGTTTAGAAGACAATATCTTCCTACTATTGAGATTGATTATTCTTCAATCAATCCCATCCAAGTAATTAAGAATATCAGTGACTTTTACATCAGTAAGGGCACCGAGCTTTCCACACAGTATCTGTTTAAGATCATGTTTGGTGAGCAGGTGGATATCTATTATCCTAGAGATGAGATCATCTCTCCATCTGCCGCTACATGGGTTGTTGATACCGTGTTGCGTGCTGAGTTGATTGAGGGTAACCCTGCTAATCTGATTGACTCACAACTTATTCAATATGCTGATCCTGTTGACCTTAGTGTCAAGGATGCACAGGCACTGATTGAAAACGTCATTACTATTATTGAAGGTAAGGACACTATCTACGAATTGGCAATCTCTGAAGAGACCCTGAGTGGTAGTTTCATCATCCCTTATAAGACAACTCTAGTTGAGCCTTTGTCTACAGAGGGTCAAATTATTACCGTTGACTCCACGATTGGATGGCCAGAAAGAAACGGCACCATTCGTATTAACGATCAAGAGGTTGTCCAGTATAAAGAGAAATCACTTAACCAGTTTATCGAATGCACCAGATCTAAGAATGGTGTTGTAGAGGATTGGGATCCTGGCACTAAAGTGCTGTCTGATATCTTTGTATATGTCAATCAGGGGACTCCTACCGAATGTAAACTTAGAGTCCTTGGTATTGCAGAAGCAGGTACAACAATCCTGAATGATACTGGATCTTATTATCTGCAAGGTGACAAACTGAAGGTTGCTAAACTCGGATCTTCTTCTGAGGATGAGAGACTGTCTTCTTGGTTGTATAACGTTAAGAAACTGATTCAAGTTACTAGCGTTACTCCTGGTGGTGTCAATAACCAAACTGCTACGGTTGTTTGTGGCAACCCTCATGGTCTGCTGGTTTCTGATCAGGTGACGATCTATGGTGCTAATCCCGTTGTATTCAACGGCACCTTTACCGTTACTTCTCGTATTGATGAATTCCAATTCACATACCAGATCAATACTCCCACAGAGATTATACCTGAAGGTAACATTCTTCTCTCTGTGGACCTTAACAGAGGTAAGTCTAATGTTAATTCTATCAACAACGTTGTTAGTGAGTTTACAACAAATATCCAAAACACCTTCTTTAATGATGAGTATGTTTATGTTGCTTCCTCTGGTCTACCCAATTATAAGGTTGGTCCTTTCACTGGGTCGGCACTGATTCCTGGCAACCAGCGTAAACTGCTTAGATACCCAAGAGTTGTCCAGACTATTTCTGAGCGTCAAGACATTGCTGCCAATAGCTCTATTGGTACTTGGGTCAATGGTGTTTCTATCTGGGCATACAAGTCTGGTGAATTTGTTAGATTCGGTCCTCTGACTGGCATTACTGTTAATAACAGTGGTCAAGACTATGATGCAGGATCTAAACCTGCACTGGAAATTACTGGTGGAGGTGGCACAGGTGCTGCTGGTGAAGTTGTTGTTAATGGTAGTCTGACTTCCTTTGTTGTTACTAATGAGGGTAGTGGATATACAGAATCTCCTCTGGTCTCCATCGTTGGCGGTGGTGGTATCGGAGCAACCGCACAAGCTGTCGTAACTGGTGGTCGCGTCACCAGAATTCTGGTTGAGCAACCAGG